ACACTTGGGGTCAAATGCGTTGGTCGCCACCGATCACCCATCACATCAAGCTACCGCCGCGTGATGGCGCGGCTGGGCTTGATTGTGAGGTGATCTTTCTGGCTCTGGATCAACCGCGTGATGTGCGTAAGCTGTTGTCGTTGGAATTGACTGGCGGTTTTATTGATGAGGCGCGAGAGTTGCCCAAGGCGGTAGTCGATGGGTTGACTAGCCGCGTTGGTCGTTACCCGACCAAGAAGCACGGCGGTTGCCCTTGGCGCGGTGTGTGGATGTCCACCAACCCGATGGATAGTGACCACTGGTGGCCTAACCTAGCTGAGAAAAATCCGATTAGGGGTAAGTACCCTTGGAAGTTTTACAAACAGCCGGGCGGCGTGGTTGAGGGTACGAAGGAACACGAAGACAATATTTTTGCGGCTGGCAAGTATTGGCTGAATAATCCGAAGGCTGAGAATGTTAATAATCTGCCGCCGGGCTATTATGAACAGCAGTTGGCCGGAAAGACGCTGGATTGGATACAGTGTTATGCCGGGGCGCAGTATGTGTATGTGCAGGACGGCAAGCCAGTGTGGCATGAGTTTAGCGATAGTCTGATGTCGGGTGATGTAGAGATTGAGCCTGCCCTGCCTGTCCATATTGGATTGGACTTTGGTTTGACACCAGCGGCGGTATTTGGACAGAAACTGCCGAATGGAAGATGGAATGTCGTGCATGAGCTGGTGGCGTTTGATATGGGGCTGGAGCGGTTCTGTCATCACTTGATGGCTGACATCCAGACGCATTTCCCGAAGAATGATGTGATGATCTGGGGTGACCCGGCTGGTGCCAAGAGGGATGAGATCTTCGAGGTGACGGCGTTTGAGCATCTGAGGACGTTGGGGCTAAGGGCGCAACCGACCGCATCAAATGATTTTATGGTGCGGCGCGAAGCTGGCGCAATGCCGATGAATAGATTGATTGACGGTAAGCCCGGATTAATTGTGGCCAAAAATTGTCACAAGGTGCGTAAGTCTTTGGCTGGCGGTTATCACTTTAAACGTGTCGCTATGGGCGGCGGTCAGGAGCGGTTCAGGGATGCGCCGAACAAGAATGAGCATTCGCACGTTGGTGATGCGTATGGATATTTGATGTTGGGCGGCGGCGAACATCGTGCTATGACTAAGAACTATTTGGGTAAGTCGCAGTTTAAGCAAGCTGTGGCGAATATGGATTTTGATGTTTTTTAGAGGGAGATTATTATGGCATCATTTAATTTCAATGGATCGCTCATCAGGCAAGAGGGTGAGTTTAGCGTTATCTTTGATGTGACGGTAAAGCTCGGCATTGTCGTTAAGGCTGACACCGAAGAGCAAGCCGAAGAGCTGGCGTTGATAGCTTTGAATGATGGCGACTATGAGGTGCTGGAGATCGGCGATGTCGAAGACACCGAGATCGAAGAGCTGTAATCCTATTGCGCGAGATCTGCGTCAGGGTAAGTATCGCAAGAGAGTGGTGCCATCTGCTAAGGTTTACAACCGCAAAAAAAATCCCCGACTAGTGCCGGGGCAGTTGGGGAGGAATCCATAGTGATTAACATAATCCGATGCGCGAAATAGTCAATGGGTCAGATGTAAGATTTGTTAAATTTCATTGGGCGCACCCGATGAACGTCAAGCTGAGGCATCACTCAAGCCAATGCTTTAAGCAGATCCCAAACTTTGTTGATGTGTTAAAGATGTATAGCAATGAGCCTCATGCGTGGACAGCGATGTATCGCGGCAGGATGGCGTGTTTCTTTGGGATCTGTAGTTTGTGGCCGGGCGTAGGTGAGGCGTGGATGCTGACCACCTCGGTAGTTGAGGGTCACGCGGTCAAAATGTTACGCGGCGCAATGCGTTATTTCGACATAGCGATGGCAGATCTAAAATTGCATAGACTACAGATAACTGTTAATGTAAATGATGGGCTTGCCATCAGGTATGCAAATGCGTTAAAATTCCGGCGTGAAGGTTTGTTAATTGGTTATGGCCCGAATGGCGATGATCACGAAATGTTAGCGAGGTATGCTGATGTCATTTATGAGAGCGCCAAAACCGCCAGCGCCAGATCCGAAACTGGTTGAGGCGCAGAAGCGGCAAGAGGAACGTCTTGAAGCTGAAGAGGCTCAGAAGGCGGCGGCGATTGCCGCAAGGCAAAGAGCGCGGCGCGTAGGCGGCCAGCGCTTGTTGTTGTCAATGGAACGTGAAACGCCGCAGACTGGCGTTCAAGATACTTTAGGAGCGTAATATGGGCAGTTTATTTGGCGGCGGCAAAAAGAAAGCACCACCACCACCACCAGCGGCACCACCAGAGCCAGTAGGTGTAACTCGCGCTCAACAGTTGGCGGCATCAAAACTAAGATCTCGCCCCGGTGGTCGTGATGATGGTAGTCGATCGTTGATGAGTGGGTCTAGGCTTGGCCCCGGCCCCGGTGAATATGAAACCAGAGGTCAGATTATAGAACGCACAAAAGACACACTAGGATAATCATTATGCCTCTTTATGCTGGCAAATCGAAAAAGAAAGTCAGTCGAAACATTAGGACGCTGATGAGCGAAGGCAAGCCACAAAAGCAAGCCATCGCCATTGCAATGTCCAAAGCTGGGATGGTTAAAAAGAAATGAAACAGGTTTGGGATAAAAAGCGACCAAAGGATCTAGGCAAGCCGAAAGAGCTGTCACCAGCAAAAAAGCGAGCCGCTATGAGAACCGCCAAGAAAGCTGGTCGCCCATATCCTAATCTTATTGACAATATGAGAGCCGCTAGGTCATGACGCTAAAAAGGCATCAAAACCCATCCGGCGGTCTAAACGAAGCAGGCCGCAGACACTTTGAGCGCAAGGAAGGCGGCAATCTAAAGGCACCAGTAAAGTCCGGCACCAATCCGCGCCGGGTGTCTTTCGCCGCTAGATTTGCTGGCATGAAGGGCGACATGAAAGACAGCAAAGGTAGGCCAACCAGACTTGCCCTAGCGTTGAGAGCTTGGGGCTTTGGCTCTAAAGAGGCCGCCAGAAACTTTGCACAGAGGCATAGGAAAACATGAGCTATTCACCAGAAAGCATTTTGAAACGATACGAAATGGCACAACGCCGGAAAGACAACTGGCGTCAGATCTATGAAGATTGCTATGAGTTTGCTTTGCCACAGCGCAATCTATATGACGGTTATTATGAAGGTGGCGGTTCACCGGGGCAGAACAAAATGGCTCGCGTGTTTGACAGTACCGCAATTAACAGCACCCAGCGCTTTGCTAATCGCATTCAGTCTGGCTTGTTTCCACCGTATTCTAACTGGTGTCGCTTAGAACCCGGCTCCGATATCCCGGCGGCTCGGCGCTTAGAGGCGCAAGCCGCCTTGGATATCTACGCAGACAAAATGTTTTCGTTACTGCGTCAGACAAACTTTGATTTGGCGATGGGTGAGTTTCTGTTGGATCTGGCGGTTGGCACTGCCGTGATGCTGGTTCAGCCAGGTGATGAGTTGACGCCAATTCGCTTTACCGCTGTGCCGCAATATCTCGTAGCATTTGAGGAAGGCGCACACGGCAAGGTTGATAACATCTATCGCCGGATGAGATTGAAAGCTGAGGCGATTGTCCAGCATTGGCCTGACATCGAGATCCCAGAGCGCCTTCAGCGCATCATTGATGAACACCCAACCAATGAGATTGAATTGCTAGAAGCCACCATCTATGAAGCGGATGAGGCTGAGTATTGCTATTATGTAATCTGGCCGGAAGGCAAAGAGACAATGCTAGAACGTAAGATGAAATCTAGCCCTTGGATTGTAGCGCGATATATGAAGGTGGCAGGAGAAGTGTATGGCCGTGGGCCGTTGGTGACTGCTATTCCTGACGTTAAAACGCTAAACAAAACGCTAGAGCTGTTGCTGAAAAATGCCAGCATTAGCATCGCCGGGGTATATACAGCGGCAGACGATGGTGTGCTGAACCCACAAGCGGTAAGCATTAGACCCGGCGCAATTATTCCTGTGGCTCGTAATGGCGGCCCACAAGGCGAAAGTCTCAGAGCATTGCCGCGCACTGGTGATTTTAATGTTAGCCAGATCGTCATTAATGATCTGCGTATGAACATTAAAAAGATTATGATGGATGACACCCTGCCGCCCGACAATATGTCAGCCCGGTCAGCCACAGAGGTGTCCCATAAGATATCTGAGCTAGCCCAGAACCTTGGGTCTGCTTTTGGAAGATTGATCAATGAGACAATGATCCCATTGATCTCGCGCATCCTGTATGTGATGGATGAGCGCGGATTGATTGAAATGCCGCTAAAGGTGAATGGCCTAGAGGTAAAGGTGACCCCGGTCAGCCCGATTGCCCAAGCCCAGAATTATGGCGACATTGAGAAGATTATGCAGTGGGCGCAGATCTCATCCAGCCTTGGGCCGGATGGGCAGATGGCGGTTCGCACATCAGCCATCCCAGATTACATCGCAGACAAGATGGGCATTCCTGCCGATCTTCGCACTACGCCGCAAGAGCGGCAACAAGCCGCTGAGATGGCGGCGCAAATGGCTCAAGCCGCCGCACAGCAACAGGGAATGTTGCCACCAGAGGGCGGTGAGATGCCACCAGAGGGAGCTATCTAAATGGACGTTGAAGGTTGGGAAGCACTCAGGACGGTTGAGCCTGAGTTGCGTAAGAACGTGGAAGATATGAAGGATGATGTTGATCGTTTGTATCTTCGCGTGTTTGGGTCAGAAGATGGCCAAGAATTATTGGAACATTTGAGATCGCAAACGATTGAGCAACCCACTTGGTACCCTGGCGAGGACGCCTCGCACGGTTGGGCTAGAGAGGGTCAAAACAGTATTGTTCGAGAGATCGAGCGCAGAATGAAAAGGGCAAGACACTTATGAGTGATGAAACCGAAGGCTTGATGGCCTCCGCTACTCTGGAAACAGAAGGCGAAGACAACCAGCAGGCAGAGGCAGGCATTTCCCATATTCAGCCAGATGCAGAAGCACAAGCGGCTGAACAAACCACCGAAGCCGAGCGGCCAGAATGGTTGCCGGAAAAATTCAAGACAGGCGAAGATCTCGCCAAAGGCTACGCTGAATTGCAAAAGAAATTCAGCCAAGGCAAACACAAGGCACCAGAAGAGTATGACGTTAGCGCATTTGCTGATGCCAACATCCCAGAAGATGATGAGCTATTCAATACCTATAAGGATTGGGCAAAACAGAATGGCGTTAGTCAGGCGGCGTTTGAAGAGCTGGCCAGCAAGTTTGTTGAGATGGCTGGGTCTGAAGCGGATATGGCTGAGGTTTCTTATCAGGAAGAATATAAGAAACTGGGCAATAATGCTGATGCCGTCATTAAATCTATGACCGAGTGGGGTCAATCCCTAGTACGCAAAGGCGTGTGGGGTCAGGATGATTTTGAAGAGTTTAAGATTATGGGCGGCACCGCTCAGGGTATTCGCGCTCTTCAGAAGATCAGAAGCTACTACGGTGACCGCTCTATTCCGATTGATGTGGCACAGCCAGAAGGTGCGCCATCGAAGGATGAGCTAACCGCAATGGTGGCGAAACCTGAGTATCTCAATGATCCGATCTACCGGGCAAAGGTGGAAAAGATGTTTGAGCAAGTTTACGGCACTCAGGACTATCAAGCTATGTAAATTAACTGGGGTGTTTACACGCCCCAGTTTTTCCATTATATTTTCACTTGACAGACAATCGAGCTTCGACCTGTCGCACACGTTTGGGGGCGTAGCGTTTATGCCCAAGTGACAGCCCGGCACCGGATACCTGACGCGATCTTGTATTAAACTTTTTATGAAAGGATAGAGAAATGGCAGTAGGCATTTCCAATGCTTTCGTTCAAATGTTCGATGCGGAAGTCAAGCAGGCGTACCAAGCAAACCGCGCCCTTGCTGGACTTGTTCGTGAGCGTTCAAATGTCGAAGGCAATCAGGTAAAATTCCCGAAGATCGGGAAAGGCACCGCAACTGTCCGCGTACCGCAGACAGACGTCACCCCTCTGAACGTAACCTATTCACAGGTTACAGCTACGATGTCAGATTACATCGCCGCTGAATATTCAGATATTTTTAATCAACAGAAGGTCAATTTCGACGAGAGACGCGAATTAGTCACCGTCGTTGGTAGTGCCATAGGCAGACGTATGGATCAGCTCGTCATTGACGCACTGAACGCGGCTTCCTCACCATCAACAGTTGCAACATCAGTTGGCGGCGCAGGCACTAATATGAACCTCGCCAAGCTGTTGGCCGCTAAGAAAGCACTGGACACCAAAAACGTACCTTCCGAAGGCCGCGTTATGTTGATCCACGCCAATGGCCTGTCTTCACTGCTTGACGAAACTGAGCTGACCAGCTCTGATTTCGCCAGCGTTAAGGCATTGGTGCAGGGCGAAATCGACACTTTCCTCGGTTTCCGCTTTGTTACTCTTGGTGATCGTGACGAAGGTGGCTTGCCATTACCATCCACTCGCACTTGCTTCGCATTCCACCGCGATGCAGTAGGGATGGGCATTGGCATGAACCAGCGTTCAGAAATTAACTATGTAGCTGAAAAGACATCCTTCCTCGTGTCTTCAATGTTCTCTGCTGGTGCAGTGGCCATTGACGATGAAGGCATTGTCAAGATCAGCGCAACCGAGTAAGAGAGGAGACTATATTATGGCTTTCGCATCTTCAGGTTGGAATGTTATTGGTGCCGCAAAGAAAGGCAATGCGCCTTCGATGTACACCTATACATCTGCTGACGCTATCGCAACCGTGAACACCGCAGGATATTTCAACGACTTGGCAGACACTCTGTCAGTTGGCGATATCATCTTCGTTCACGACAGCGCGACCCCAACGATGTCAATCGTTATGGTTGCATCAAACGCCTCTGGCGTTGTTGATGTTACCGATGGCACCGCCATCGCAATGACTGACACTGACTAATATTGGTCGGGGCGGCTTCGGTCGCCCCTTCCTTCACTAGGAGTAGACTATGGCCTCTGGCGACACAAAACTATCAATCTGCTCCGATGCGCTAATTATGCTTGGCGCATCACCTCTTTCAAGTTTTTCTGATGGCACAGATGAGGCTCAGGTTGCAGACCGTCTTTATGACGATGTGCGCGACACTCTTCTGATGCAGTACCCATACAGTTGGACATTAAAGAAAGTACAGCTTGCCCAGTTGCTAGACACCCCGATCAACGAATGGAAATATAAGTACCAGTTGCCGGGTGATCGCCTTGGCTTGCCAAAGGCAGTATTCCCCACCAGCGCAGTAGCTGAACGCCCGGTGCGTGATTATGAGATCTATGCTGGTGGTTTATATACGAACTTAGAGACTGTCTATATTGATTATCAATATCGGCCAGAGCCTACCGATTTCCCACCGTATTTTGTGCGGTTATTGAAAACAGCATTGGCCGCTGAGTTTGCTGAACCGATTACAGACCAGCTCACCAAAGCTGACTACTATCACCAGAAAGCCTATGGCGCCCCATCTGATAATATGCGTGGCGGTTTGGTTCGCGTTGCTATTAATATTGATGGCATCGACAAGCCAGCCCAAAGCATACAGGAATTTCCGATATCTGACATAAGGTTCTAATATGAGCCGCATCATCCAGATCCAAAATGATTTTACCGCAGGCGAGCTAGATCCGAGGCTTCGCGCTCGTACTGACATCACGCAGTATGGATCTGGCTTAACGACAGCTCGCAACGTCAGCATCCAGCCGCAAGGCGGCGCCAAGCGCCGGGACGGCACTAAGTTTGTTTCCGAGCTAGATAGCGGAGCTGGCACGGCTGTCAGAATGGTATCATTTGAGTTTAGTGTGACAGATAGCTATATGCTGGTGTTCACACCCGGCAAGATGTATGTGTTTAAGGATGGTGCGCTCATCACTAACATCAATGGGTCAGGCAATGATTATTTGACTGTGGCCGCATTGACTAGCGCCATCTTGCCGGAAATGAATTGGGTGCAGAGTGCCGATACCGTAATCGTTGTTCACGAAAGTCTGGCACCACTCAAGATTGTGCGTGGCGCAACTGACGCATCGTGGACGGCCAGCACAATTACATTTACCCACGTTCCTAAGTATGCGTATGACCTAGACACGCATGAGCCGCAATATACCATCACGCCATCAGCGACCAGCGGCAATATTACTATCACCGCATCCAGCGTGACGACAGATACCGGCACGGCTCAGGGTGGCACCAGCGACACAATTACGCTAAAGGCGGCATCAAGCTATACGTCTGACGATCAGCCGAATGGTATGTTTATCGAAATCACCGCTGGCACTGGTGCTGGTCAATCTCGCCACGTTGAGGATTATGTGGCGGCGACTAAGGTACTGACTGTGTTCCCAGCTTGGGATACAGCGCCGGATGGCACTAGCCAATATTCGGTCAAAGCATTTGGCACGGCAATGGTGGATGAATATTTCAATGTCTTGTCAGGATTTGGCCGCGCTAGGGTGACAGAATACGTCAGCGACACTGAGGTCAAGGCGTATGTAGAAATTCCATTCTTTGACACCAGCGCCATAACGACTGGCAAGTTTGAGACAGAACACGGTTATGAAGATGTGTGGTCATCCTCAAGGGGCTATCCAAGATCTGTGACTTTCCACGAAGGCCGCCTATACTTTGGCGGCACTAGCAGTAGGCCATCAACATTATTTGGTAGCCGGGTGTCGGATTTCTTTAACTTTAATCCGGGCGAAGCTCTGGATGATGACGGCGTTGAGGCCACGCTAGACACTGGCACATTTAACGCCATTGTTGATATTTTCTCTGGCCGCCATCTGCAAGTCTTTACGACAGGCGGTGAGTTTTATGTGCCTCAAACTCTGGATGAACCGATTACGCCTAGCAATCTTATCGTTAAACAACAGACCGGGTTTGGCATTAAGCCGGGCATCAGGTTGCAGAACGTGGATGGCGCCACTATCTTTGTCCAACGTCAGGGAAAAGCGTTGCAAGAGTTTCTGTTTACCGACACGCAGAACGCCTACACATCAGCCAAGATCTCGTTGCTGTCATCACACCTATTGAAATCGCCAGAAGAAATGGCGGTGCGTAAATCCACTGGTACTGATGAGGGTGACCGCCTTTTGGTAGTAAATGGTGACGATGGGTCGATTGCGTGTTATACACTATTAAGATCACAGAATGTCATCGCGCCTAGCGAATGGACAACCGATGGAGAGTTTATAAATGTCGGGGTTGATATTGATGATATCTATGTGGTGGTCAAACGCACGGTCAATGGTAGCACGGTTTATTATGTCGAACTATTTGATAGCACAGTATTGCTTGACTGCGCCAAAACAGGTGGCGCGGCGGCGTCTGTCACAATGGATCACCTCGAAGCTGAAACAGTTAAGATCATTCGTGATGGGATTGTGGAGCCGGATCAAACTGTCCCTGCAACGCCGTTTACGATTACGTTTGCTACGGCGGCGTCTGAGAGCTATCAGGTCGGTCTTAACTTCACGCCAGAGGTAAAGACACTGCCAGTAGAGCCAAGGCTACCCAGCGGCCCTCTGAAGGGCTTTAAGAAGAGAATATTTGAGGTGAATGCGGAATTGTTTGAGACACAGGCATTAACGATCAACGGCAAAGAGGTACCATTCCGGCGGTTTGGTTCTGAGGTTCTTGATGATGATGTGGCTGAGTTTACAGGAATAAAGACACTTCACGGCATTTTAGGTTATAATTATGATGGTCAAATTACGATTGGCCAAACCGTACCGCTCAAGATGACACTCTTGGGCATAGATTATAAAGTGAGCGCAGGACAGTAAAATGGGATTTATGGCGGCATTAGGATCTGCGGCAGGCGGTATGACAGCGGCTCAAGGCATAGGGATGGTGGCATCAGCCGCCAGCTCAATGTCACAAATGATGGCCGCTCGCTCGCAAGCCAGAGGGCTTGCGGCGCAAGCGACTATGGCCAGATTGCAGGCTAAAACCGAAAGCCTGAAATATAAACAACAGGGGCTGTCTATATTAGACAACATACTACAAACACAGGCGGCTATTAATGCAAGAGCTGGCGCTGGCGGTATTGACCCCAACAGTGGTAGTGCAAGAGCCTTGGCTCAATACGCATTAAGTCGTGGAGCGCAAGAGACATACACTATTATGGACAATCAAGTTATTGCAGAGCGTGGCGGTGAGATGCAGGCACAGCAATATATGCAACAGGCTAGAGGTGTTATGAGGGCTGGCATGATCGGCGCTATAGCCCAGGGCGCTACAACAGCTTATCAGTTTGGTTTGATTGGTGGTGCGCCGCTTGAGCCAGTTATGGGATATGGCGCTGGGCAAGTTGATCCAAGATTATTTAGAGCGGCAGGACTACGATAATGGCAGAGTTACCACGTTACAGACCGCTAGGCGCTCGCATATCAGGTATGCCATCTGTTGATTTTGTTCAGACTGGTAGGGCGCAAGCTCAAATATACGATACCATTGGCAATGCTTTAGATAAGATCTCAGAGTTTGCTTTTGAGAAAGCTGTGGCGCAAGCAGAGCAAGAGGGTTTGCAGTATGGCTACAAAAACGCCTTAACACCTGATCAAATAAATATGGCATTGCGCGGTGAATTAAGCCTAGACGATATTGTAGAAGATCCCGGCACAGTATTTGGCAAGGCATCTAAAGCGGCTATAGCCAGTCAGCTTAGAGTAGATTTAGAAGGCGCGGCTAGAGCGCAATTAGCCGAATATAATGCCATTATTGAAGGTGGCGGCGACTATAACATAGCTGAGATAGAAGCAGGCATAATGGGTGTGATTGATGGTCACGCCGGGTTGATTGCTCAGTTAGATGTAGAAGAGGCGCAAACATATGCGGCGACAGTAAATACGCTAGCATCAGCCACATATAAAACAGCTTTGAAAACGCACTTGGACAAAGTTCAGGCTATAAAAATTGCCGCATCAGACAAGAGCATAGCAGAAGCAGAAAGTTTGTTTCGGCAAATTTATGATATGTCTGCTGGTGAAACAATAGAGATAAACGGCAAGATTTATACTGATGCTGATACAGCCGCTGACGTTTTAACTAAAAGCCTTTATAGTACCGCTGTTAATACAAATGACGGTGCATATATAAAAAGCGCTGTAAAGGCTGTAGATAACGCAAGGATAAAAGCAAGAAAGGATGTCTTGATTGCACACGGTATAGAGTTCTCAGGCAAGTCGGATGCGGAAAGAGCGTTAGTTTTAAAGCAAAGACAATTTGGTAATAAGCAATCACTGTTCAATACCTTTAGTGAAATTGAACAACTTGAAATTATTAATGCAATAAGAACAGAGCTAACAAATCAAAGAACCGAAATGGATGCGGCTAAAGAGGAAAACAAACAGCTAATGTTGTCGGAAGCCGCCGATCTTGCTGGTTCGCTAATAAAGGCAAAGCCCGGCTCAACAGAAGAAACTGAAATATTTGCAGAATTAAACAGAATTTATATAAAATCTGACGGTGAGGCTGGCATACTTTTTGGCTCATCACAGTATAATACCTTAATGGAAAACCGCAGAAAGACTTATGAGATTACGCCGCCTAGAAATTACACAAATGAGTTTATTCTTAAACAAGAAATATTTAAGGGCATTATAACCAATCACGAACAATTACTTGATAGGGCTACAGAAATTGGGGTTGATGTTCAGTATGTTATTCCAATGATGACTACTGTTAATGAAGAGACACGCAGGGCTGAGGCAAAGGTTGATAAGGTTATTAAGAATATGGCGAGGATTGTGCCTAACACTCAGATTACAGACGCACAAGCGGCGGCATACTTTAAATTAAGTGATCAATTAACCGAGAAACATATAAAGATGGTGTCAGAGTGGGAAGCTGGTGGCGCAGTAGGTGAGGCCCCAACTAGACTTGACGCTGTAAATAAAATGTTACCAGAGGTTCTTAATAGCCCTTACAGAAAACAAATTGATCAATTTATTGATAACTTGAATAGAAGTTATGGGCAAAATGGCACATTACTCAATACAAACATTATCTTTACTCAAGACACAAACTATAACGATATTGTAGTAGCTTTGGAAAATTCAGGTGCCGATAAAGCCCAACTTGCTCGCATCCAAAGGGTTTTGGGTTCAATAGATGAATTTAAAAAAGAACTTTATGAGATAGACTGATGGATGAGTTTGAAGAAATGATGAATATGGCAATGGATAGTCTGCATATGGCAGACGTATCATTGCCTGAACGTGACCTCAACAAACGCTATGCTATTGAGGCGCCGCCACAAGTTACTGTGCCGGGCTATGAGGATGTAGCACAAGAAACGGCTGGTATGACAAATGTTCAGCTTCAAGAACGTATGTACAAAAAAGCCGAAGATGAAGGCATATACACGCCGCCAATCACAGTGGCAATGTTAAAAAACGACCCAACAATGGCGGCGGCATCAAGAGATGTATACGAATTGTTTGAAGGAAAACAATTTCAAGGATCTGATGCTGACGCAGTACAGTATGGTATTGATGTAATGGGCGAGTTTACATTTAATTTTGCTGGCCCAGTTGGCTTTGAGTTATCTGGGGGGCAGTCGTCACCCGGCGGCACATTAATGCAAGCGGCGGCTTTAATAGGCCAAGGTGACGCAAATAAGGCGCGAGCCTTTCTGTATGTTATGGATCAATACGACAAATTGAGTGTTGAAGCAGAGGGTGGCTTTAGCAGAATGTTTAAGGGATTACTTGCTGATCCTTCTAACTGGGCGGCGGCTCTTACTCTTGGCGGCTCTAAGATTTTACAGATGGGCGGTCAGACAGCTACTAAACAAGGCATAAAATATCAGATCAGGCAGTTAGCTAAAACCGCCACAGAGAAAGTAGCAAAATATCCAGCGGTTGCGGCTGGCGTAGGTGAGGCTGTTAGAGCTGGTGCAACAGAAGAGCGAATTATTGGCATAGAAGAAGAGGCAGGCGCTGAGATTGTGCCAGAAGAAAAGGCGGCGCGTATAGGCATTGCTAGTGCTATTGGCGGCTTAACAGGCGCTGGTTTTGTAAAAGGCGCTGAGGTGGCTGGCAAGGGTTTAAAGGCTGGTATAGAAGAAACTGTTATGCCCGGCGTTAGAGATTTTGTAGAAGGCGCAGAGGGTCGCGTGTTGGCTAGAGAGGCTGATACGTCTGTGCAGTTAAATGCTGGCGTGGATGTGCCTGCTGCTATAGACAAAGCTATTGTTGGGGCGCAGAAGCTAATGGGCAAAACAGAGGATATTGTGGCGGCACCAGAAACCGCTCGCGCTCACAGAACGCCTGCGCCTTTATTAATACAGGGATCAGGCGAAAAACCAACAACGCCAGTTGTACAAAAGTTTACAAAGGGTAAAGAGCAAGAAGTTATAACAAACATAGATACGGCTTTGCAGAACAACCCTGATGCAGTTAAAACAATAGACGGCTGGAAAGCATTTACACAACAAACATTTGGCGGCGATTATCTGCCTCATCCCCCAGTTGTCGCTATGAAATACGCACAATCTCCTGAGGCTATCGCAGAGAAACTAAACGCATTAACTCCAGAGCTAAAAGCAGGAGTTGATGAAGGCTTTGGATATGTAAAAAATATTAGAAATATTTATCAAAGCGGCGAAGCTGACCCGACTATGACGGCCGATCTTTTTGTATGGGGCATTTTGTCAAGAGGTGCTGGCCCAGTACAGCAAGAGGCCGCGTTTATTGACATAATGGAAGATGCCGCGCCATTAATTCAAAAGGTTGCTGATGGCACGTTTGATGAAGCAGATATGAATTTCTGGATTGATAATATGAAAAAATCATTGCCAGAGGGGTCGCCTAGCAAACAAGTGACTATGAATGTAAACGCAACAGGCAAACTGTTATTTGAGTTAAGCAAAAAACCACAGGGTTCAAATAGAACTGTTTTGGAAATTATGCACGACATGATTTCCGACCCCGATGTTCCGGCAAAAGATATTAGACGCCAATTTATGACGCTAACAGAAAGCGCTGGCATTGATAACAAAGTTGTTAGCTTTATTTTGTTAGTGTCTGGGCGTGACGATGTATTGGTTATGGATAGGATACAGGGTCGTCATTTATGGGATGATGGCAAGTTTGGCGGCGCCAACATTTATGATGGCATTGGCAAAAACAATGAGGGATTGAATGGCATATTTAAAGGGCCTAGAGGATTATTAGTTACAGAAGCTATGGAAGACGCTATGCGTCCAAATATTCAATCAGCATATGAAATGATAGGGCGTCCAGAAGATGGCACACTTGGACGTTTTCATTGGGAAAGTTGGGTTATTGAAGGCGAACAAGTTGTTAGCCACTCAACATTACAGGCAATAGAAAAAAGAACGCCAAGAGGATTTGGCGTTACTGAAGGCAAAACAGATGAGTATGCTTCCGGCTTCAGGTATATCAGAGGCGAAGCTGGCCCTGTTCAAAGATATCCATTGTCAGATGGGTCGTTTGTTTACATGACCCCGGTTCAAGCAAAAGAGTTTTTATCTTTTGTAAAAAACCCTAAGTCTGGTATTGTGCCTAAAGGATTTAAAGTAACAGAAAGAGCGGATGTACCTTGGTATGAAAGAACAGAAGTCAACAGACAAAAACTCGATGAAGCCGCAAGACGGTTTGAAAACGCAACCCCAGAAGGCGAACTTTTACCAAGCCCTGAGGGGGCTGAGTAAAGTTCCTACACCTTTGCAAGATGGGATTGAGCAAATAAAGGAACAGTCATCGAATGGCACGACCACCTAAAGATATCGCTCTTGATATTACTAAGATGCAAGACGCAACGGTTGATCAACCACAAGATCTAACTGTTGACGCTGATCCTAGTTTATCCGATGGCGTCCAGCCTGCATCTGCTACAAGTCGCACTGCGACAAGGATGGGGTTAGAGCTTATAGCGCCATTAACTAAGTTTGGGTCAAAGCAGGCGCCGACTTACAAAGTCACACCAGTACCTAATCCTATTGAAACGCCTATAGATGAAATTACTCCAGACCCAGCCAAAGCATTGGGAGCTGGTGACCCATATCTTGATCCTGAGCCAGACGTTATAACAACGACCCCAGATGAGATACCAGACGTGCCTGAGCCAGTTATGACTGCGCCTGATCCGATTAGCCCAGAAGAGCTGGAAGCTAGAATGGCGGCAAGAGAAGCGGCGCTAGAGGGGCCGCGTATTGCGCCATCAGGAAAAGGTGAGAATGTTCAAGTTGGTGAGTTTAATACGAAGTTTTATGATAGCGATGGGCTAGCGGCTACAGTAGCCAGCGCGGCTCAAAGCGACCCCAACTTAAAATCAAGAACCGTTAAAAGTTTTTATGACCGGGCATTATTGGCTGGCGTTCCTAAAAAACACTTAGACCTAATGTTTAAGGGTATCCCACTGGAAAGCAAGGTGGGCGACCACAAGCTGGCTGAGAACTTAGCTGGGTTACAAATACTACATGACATTAGCGCTAAACGTGTAGATGAGCTGATGGTTAAGGCCGCAACAAATCAACTAGATGAGGCCGGAAAGTTAGAGTTGCGTGAGGCTATAGCGCAACATGATATGATCTACAGCACATTAAAAGGCGCAAAGCGTGATGTCGCTAGGTCAATGAATGTATTTAAATCAACATATGAAAGTGATACTGGCTTAACGGTTACAGAGGTTAGAAACATTCTTGATGGCCTTGGAGGCGATGACCAGCTTAGAGCAATGGCTGAGAGATATGTGGCTATTGATCCTAAGAAGAAAGGCGCAAGAGCGGCTAGAAACAAAATGCTTGAGCGCGGCCTAATGAGAAAGATGTGGGATGGTGTAATCTATAACGCACAGGGCATGTTTCTAACTGATTACGCCACACATCTCTACAATGCCGTAGCTGGCGTTGGGATGATTATTGAAGATATCCCAACAAACGTAACAGCGGCTGGCATAGTTTCCCCAATCAGACAGCGCCTTGTAAAAATGTTTGGCGGTGTTCCTGACCCAGATCGCGCAATGTTTATAGATGTAGCAGCGCGAGCTAGTGGCATTTTTAATGGAATACTAGATGGGTTTAGGCTTGGAACGTATTACCTGAAAAATGGTAAGTCCCAATATAAAGGCGAAGCAGAGATATCGCCATTATCCGCACAATACTTTTCAGACACACCATTAAAAATATTAGGCAAAGAAATTTTTAGAACTGGAAACCAAGAAGGCACGGTAGTCGGCAGACTTATAAATGCGGCTGGCATGATGCCAAATGCCGCTATGAAGGGTTTGGGGTTTGTTGATGAGATTATAGGCGGCACAGCTCAACGTATGGAGCTACACTATCAAGCGTATCGGGCAGCGCATAAAGTCTATGAAGAGAAAATCTTAGAAGGCGCAACACATAAAGAGGCTTTGAAAGAGGCGCAAGATAGCATAGCTAATTTATTAGTAGAGCGCCCGGCTGACATTGAAGCAGACATGCAATCATTCCGCAAGATGATCACGCTACAGGATGATATTGATACATCTACTGTTGTTGGTAGAGCGTGGGATGCTGGCAACAAAATAATTAGCACACCATTACTAAAGCCATTAGTTTTGTTTACTAAGACAGTTACTAATATTGGTATTGAGGCTGGCGCAAGAATACCAGTTATTAATTTTTTATCGCCGCGTTTCTATACAGAGTATATGAAGGGTGGCAGAAACAAAGATATCGCTATAGCCAGAGTTGTTAATGGCGGCACATTGTTGTTAGGCGGTTATTACTTGGGCATGAACGGCAGAAGCACTGGTCGCGGCCCATCTGATACCGAAGAAAAGCGCACACTAATTAGTTTGGGCTGGCAAGAACACGCTTTAGTTTTTGATGCCGATGAATTTACAGATGACAATCTAAACATAGTCAGATCTATTATAGGCGATGATGCTATTACCGTAGGCGAAGGCCAGTTTGAGGGTAAGATTTTTGTGTCGTTGCTGAGAATGGAGCCGTTAAGTTTACCATTTATTATGGGCGGCAGTATGGCTCAGGCTTTTCGTTACGGCGCCTATGACCCTAGAAATACTTTTGCCCAGCGAATGATGGATGCTGGTATGGCTGGACTAGCAGACTACACAACAGCAGTACACCCAATGATGGTTATTAGAGATATGATGGGTATTGTAAACCAGCGCCAAACAGATGGGGGCGAAAGATTTGCTGGCATATTAAATGAATATTTTAAACAGCAAAGCAATATTCTTATTGCTGGCACACCATTTATTGGCGTGACTAATAGCTCACTTGCTGGACGCATTGAGCGGTGGATGAACCCCGGCAGTGAACCAACAGGATTAACGCAAGATCAAGCAGAGTGGTTTGATGAAACTTGGGCAGGCAACGTGCCGGGGCTTAAAGGGTTTTTTGAAGCGTATAATCAATGGATGAATAAAGTGCCTGTGTTTGGGCGCGATCTTGATCCAAAGCTAGATGAATGGGGTGACCCAATAGGCGTAGACCCTGATCTTGTTTGGTCACCAACGCGGATTACAAGAGGTAAACCAGATGAAGCAAAAGAACTTGTGGCGGCATTAAGGCACGGCATATCACTGCCCAGCTCTAAAATTAATGGGATAGAAATGCCGGACGAAGTGCAAGAAAGGTATAAGGCGTTATATGCAAAAGAGATATTGATTGATGGTCTTGATATGCGTCAGGCAATAATTGAAGAGGTTACAGACCTTGCTAATGAATATGATGCGCTTGGCTACCCAGCAGAGATTGGCGTAATGCAAGATGCCGTTAATTCTGTTGTGAATATGTACAGAGAGGCGGCAAAGGAGCGGATGTTTGGCAAAGTAGTAACAGCGCCAGATGGCTCAAAGGTATTTACCTTAGAGGGCGTTGGCCCAGAGTATGGCTTAGGGAAAAGCGAAGTTGAGTTCGGAGAACTAGCGCTCAAGATGCAACAGCAGATGTACGAAGCAAGGCTTTATGGGCGTTAAAAAATAGGGTATACTGCACACCAGCGAGGTAACAGATGGCAGACTATAACATTAATGCAGTGACACGCCGGGTCGTGTTTACAGGTTCAGCAGGCGTTGGGCCGTATAGCTTTTTGTTTGAGGTGTTAGGCGAGACTGACCTAGCCGTATACTTTAATGCGACATTACTGACGCTGACGACCGATTACACCGTTACCGTTAATGCCAATGGCACCGGGTCGGTGACGATTGTTGTCGGCACCAACGTGCCTACCACGCCTACAGCGTCTGACCAGATTGTGATCGTTGGCGCCAGAGATATTGAGCGCACCACCGACTTTGTTACCGCCGGGGATCTTCGCGCCTCAGCTCTAAACGAACAGCTAGACGGCCAGATCATTATGATCCAGCAGATTGCCGAAGAGAACAAGCGCGGAATGAGGGTGCCTGTTTACGATCCGGCGCTGGTAGAGGATGGCGGTGTTGTCGATATGACACTGCCAACGAAAGCATCAAGAGCTGGCAAAACACTTGCGTTTGACAGTGATGGCAATCCTGTTGTGGGTGAAGACATTGGTAACTGGCGTGGGGATTGGGCGGCATCAATAGCCTACGGCGTTAGAGATATTGTTAAGGATAGTGTTAATTCAAATATCTATCGCTGTAATACCGCGCACACATCTAGCGGATCTGCGCCAATTAGCGGCAACGCTGATAGTGCTAAGTGGGATCTGGTTATTGACGCAACAGCAGTAGCTGATGCCGAAGCCGCACAAGCGGCCGCTGAAGCCGCTCAGGCGGCGGCAGAAACCGCTGAAGCTAATGCGGCCACCAGTGAAACCAATGCGGCGTCAAGCGCCTCTTCTGCGTCAACAAGCGCATCTAACGCATCAACATCTGCTACCAATGCGGCGTCATCCGCAACATCAGCGTCAGCATCTGCTACTGCCGCATCTGCTAGTGAGACAGCGGCGGCGGCTTCGGAAACTGCGGCGGCGGCTTCGGAAACTGCGGCGGCCGCATCAGAAAGCGCGGCGGCAACGTCAGCATCTAATGCTTCAACAAGCGAAACTAACGCGGCGTCATCCGCATCAACTGCATCAACGGCGGCCACTAATGCGGCGACTAGCGAAACAAACGCCGCAACATCTGCGTCAAATGCGGCGACATCTGCCTCTAACGCTTCAACAAGCGAGAGCAATGCTTCATCATCTGCATCTGCGGCGGCGGCTAGTGCGGCGGCGGCGGCAAGCACATACGACACATTTGATGACCGTTACTTAGGTAGCTATGCAAGCAATCCAACCGTAGACAATGACGGCGACCCATTGGTAGCTGGTGCATTATACTTTAACAGCACTGACAATGAGATGCGTGTTTATGATGGCGCACAATGGATTGCGGCATCTGCGGCTTCTCAGACTACCTTTGCTTTGTTTGAGTACACTGCCACAGCATCACAGACTACCTTCTCAAGCACAGATGACAATGGCGCAACACTAGCTTATACTGCGCCTTTCATCATTGTGGCGATGAATGGTGTTATCCTAGACCCATCGGATTACACTGCAACGAATGGCACAAGCGTTGTGTTGGCCTCTGGTGCGGCTCTGAATGACATTGTTAATATCTATGCCTTTGGTAGCTTTGCGGTGGCTGACACAGTGGCGGCATCCACTGGCGGTACGTTCCAAGCTGGCATTACTGTTAATGGCACTGTGACGGCGACAGCGTTTAGCGGTGATGGCTCTGGTTTAACTGGGGTATCTGCTGGCGGCGGTACTTACAAGGGTGAGAATGGTGAGGTTAATGCTGGCGGTGGTGACATCTTCAGGGTGCATCAGAAACAATTAGACACCAGCGTCACGATTGATGGCGATGAAAATGCGCTTTGCGCTGGCCCACTAACACTAGCAACTGGGGTAACAGTTACGGTTACATCTGGTGGAACATTGGTGATAGCATGAGTACATTAAAAGCAGATACAATCCAGAATACATCTGGCGGTGCAGTCACGCTGACTAATCAGAGTGCGACTAAACATTGGGTAAATATGGATGCTGGCACAACAATTAATGACAGCTTTAACACCGCTTCTATTACAGACAACGGCACAGGCGACCACGCCAGCACAATGACAAATGCTATGGTTAACAGTGATTATGTTGTAAGTGGCTCTAATATTAGTTCACCTACTAACGTTAGCGGTGAATTTTTTGTTGATGCTAGACGCACCCACACTACAACAACCTATTCTTTCCAAACCAGACACAATGGCGGCACTTATTATGACAATGATAGAAACGGATTGCATCTAAGCGGAGACCTAGCATGAGTACCATCCTAGTTGACAATCTCACAGGCAAGACCTCTGCTGGCTCTATTACGGTGACGAGCGAGGGCGGTGCGGCTACTCAGTCCTTGCAACAGGGGCTGGCGAAGGCTTGGATTAACTTTGAAGCATCTACTCCTTCTACCCGTGACAGCTTTAACCACAGCGCAATTACTGACAATGGAACAGGCAATTTTACTTTAAACTTTTCCAGTGCTTTTGCTTCTGCTGACCGTTCAAGCACGACCTGTTCTGGATATAGAACTACAGCAATAGCCTATGAAATGTGTACAAAAAATACTCCTACAACTACAGCGCAAGAAGTGTGGCTTTACTACTCACCAAACGGTGCTGTAAATGATACACCGGGTGATAATATGATGACTTCGCAGGGAGACCTCGCATAATGGCTGGAACAATAGTAGCGGATACACTGACCCACTCAACCGCAGGGTCAATCGCCACGAACTATGTTGTTAATGGTAGTTCTAAACATTGGGCAAATATAACAAACAATGACACTGTTGAGGATAGTTTTAACCAAAGCAGTATCGTAGATAATTCCGCTTCAGACTGCACCTACAACTTTGCCAGTAGTTTGAGCAATGGCCTCTACGCAAACAGTTTTATGGCAATGTATGATTTAACAAACCCATATAGAAAACTAGGCTATTTTGGAAATGACCCTTCAAGTTCCTCATTTAGAACACAGGGTTCTTATGGTGCTACTGCGGCGACAAATGATATGTTGACATCTACAGTTACCACTCACGGAGACTTAGCATAATGCAGACACCTGATTTCAAAGGCACTCACCTATTTGACCGACTATGCTGGGCTAAGGAAAACCTAGACGGTGTGCAGTCTGACTACCGTGTTGTCTATGAGGACAGCGTGGACGAGTGCGCCAAGGTTCTCGTTGCAGACCCGAACTGGCTAAGTTGTGCGCTTCAAGGCGGAATATTACCGCCCGTCTGGGTCTATTGGGAACTGGCAAAGGACGAAGCACAACCTGATTTCAAGAAGCATACTCGTGGCTATCTGTTGCATACGACTGAGCCAATGCCAGCGATGACAGAAGAAGAAGCCATTGAGTATTTGATTATGAAAGACATCCCTCAGTCTGTGTGGCAGAACTGGGATGAGGGCAACCGCCCGAAGATGGTCATCTGCAAGAAAGAGCAGTTACCAGCTACAAGAACGTGGCGCAATGCGTGGCGTATATCTGATGAACTTAACTTAGCGGCTTAGGAGTATATTATGGCTGTTGCAACATACATCGTGGACAAGGACGGTAATCAGATTGATGCGTCAACTGCAACCGTTCCAAACAATCGTGACTTTCGCGGAGCGTGGTCACTGTCAGGCAACGTGATTAGCGAAGACCTGACCAAGGCAAAAGAAATCTTCAAGGACAAGGTGCGTGAGGTACGCAAGCCTTTGCTTGATGCGAAGGATGTGGAACTGATGAAGGCTCTCGAAGCTGGCTCAGACACCTCTGCCATTGCGTCTGCTAAACAGACACTGCGTGATGCACCAGCCGCTTCTGCGATTGATGCCGCAAGCAACATGACTGAGCTAAAGGCCGCTTGGGATGTAGCATTGTTGGGTGATAGCCCTTACTAATAGGAGTGATTTATGTCACGAGCAAGAGACATAGCAAATTTAGTTGATGCTAACGGTGACATTGTTGCAGGGGCGTTAGACAACGTACCAGCGGCTAGTGTTATTCAAGTCCAATACACGCAATTAAGCACCGCGTCAACTCAAACGTGGCTTGCAAACACACCCACAGCGTTTACCGATTTGACTGTAAATATCACGCCAACATCAACCAGTAGTATTATTAAGTTAGAATGTCATCTGGCAGGTGAGTTTAGCGATGATGACATTACGTATGACCACGTTATGTTTTTCTACAGAGATACAACTGCTTTGAAACACAGTGGTTCTACTTCAGGTTCAAAGGTTGGCATTTCCGCTTTGACACGAACCTTTTACCTTAACAATGACGACAGCACTGGTGAATTGGGTTACTTCACTTATTTTGACAGTCCAAACACAACATCACAAGTTACATACAAGGTTGGTATTGTCTCAACCATTGCCGGAACTTTTTATATTAACACAACTGTAAATACTACTGATGAGTATTTTGTAAGCAACATTTCGGCAACAGAGATTGCGTAGGCAGACTGATGGAAATGAGCAATCTTCTTGACGTTCTTATATTCGTTATAATCGGTGGTGGTGCTTGGTACATTAACCAACTCACTGCTAGGATTAACCGTCTGGAAGAACGCATCAATTCCACCAGAGAGACGTTTATCCATAAAGATGAGATGTCTACAATGATGGGTCGCATCGAGGACAGGTTTGCTCGGCTAGAAGACTTGTTGCACAGGCTGATGGAAAAGTGAGCCAGGTTCTTGTCATCTTTGTTATTCTGACGCAACAGATGACATTTGTTATTAAGCCTTACGACCTAGATTATTGCCCCAGCTACGAAGAGGCCAAAGCGAATATGAGCCACCTGTATCAAGAATACGATGTGGGTTATTGGTCGTATCAATGCTTTGAGCGAGGCAGTAATGTGTGATGTCAAAGTTTGTTGTTGCCTTTTCATTAGTGATGTATCTGGGGACAGGTGATGACCGAAGACCTATTGATACAAATCTCAGATTTTATAATGTGGATGATTGTCTTTATTTTGCATCTCGTTTGGCTGAACGACACGGTAACTATAGCCATATAGATTTTATTGACCCAAGAGACAGGGTTACGACATACTGTGTGCCTAAAGCATACGACCCAACCCTTGTGGAGATATTCTGATGTTAGCTGAGTTGGCCGCCGCTAATGCCGCCTTTGCTGTTATCAAGCAAGCCGTCACCAATGCTGGTGATGTGGCTAGGGCTGGCTCTGCGCTGATGTCCTTCGCCACAGCCAAGGAAGATTTGGAAAAGAGACTGCGCGGCAAGAACAAGGCCGCCGCAAACCAGTCAGACCTAGAGGCCTTCCTTGCCCTAGAACAAATCAAACAATACGAGAAAGACCTCAAAGAGATTATGATTTACACAGGCCGCCCCGGACTGTGGGCAGACTGGCAGGGGTTTCAAGCTGAAGCTAGGAAAGAACGCCGCGAAGCAGAGCTAAAGGCAGAGCGCCGTAAAGAGTTTATGGCTGAGATTGTTGTTGGCTTTCTGGCTACAATAATATTTATTGGTATTGTTGGAACGGCGGTTTATGTACTCAGAGGCTAGATGATAACAGCCACAACTACTGGCTTGATCGGCGAACACATCGCGGCGGCTTCGATCCTGTCGATGGGGTGGCGTGTCGGTATGGCACAGCAAGACAGTGTGGATCTGTTGGCTTGGAACAACAACACATATGTCCGGGTTCAAGTTAAGAGTGCCAGCCCATATGAATATAACAAGGGCGGCTATCAATTCCAGCTAGGATCTGGATCTAAGTCAAAGAAATTGCCTTCGACCCAGCTATTCGATATGATTGCGCTGGTCGCTGTTGATCAGCGCCGGGTCAAATATCTAGCCACAGAACAGGTGCAACAGTTTACCAAGCGTTGCACCCGGCGGTGGTTTGAAGATCTGGAAAACGAAATCGACAGCTTTAATTATGCGATTGAAATCATCGAGGCGCGAAATGGATTGGTCAAGGTATCCTAATTTTAGTGAGGATGAGTTTAAGTGTAGTCATACTGGTAAGTGTGCAATGGATAGTGGCTTTATGGATAAGCTACAGGCATTGCGCTCAGAGCTTGCTGAGGCGATGACAGTGACGTCTGGCTATAGAGACACCAGCCATCCTGTTGAAGCCAGCAAGGGGCGTCCGGGGACGCATACACGAGGCATTGCTGTGGACATAGCGTGTGATGGTCAGCAGGCGTATCGCATTATGGCGCTGGCAATGAAGCACGGTTTCACCGGGATCGGCGTCAGTCAGTCTGGCGGCGGTCGGTTCTTACATCTGGACACGTTCACTGGTGGGCCGCGTCCTAACGTATGGAGTTATTGATATGTTGAATGTACTGAATAGCATCTTAGGCGGTGGTGATGTCATCAAGAAAGGTCTTGATCTGATCGATGATATGCACACCAGCACCGAAGAAGAGATCAAGGCCAAGAGCAAGGCTAAGATCGATCTGATGGGTGCATACGCGCCATTCAAGATTGCCCAAAGATACCTAGCTCTTATGTTTGGCGGCACGTTTCTGGGTAGCTATCTCATTGTGCTGGGCATGACGATATCTGGCTATGGTGATCCAGACGCAGTGACCAAAGTGATGGAACAATTCAGCATCAACTACGCAATGCTAATCATACTGGGCTTTTACTTTGGTGGCGGTGTTGTCGATAGCTTTAAAGCTAAGAAATAAAAAAGGGGGCTAACGCCCCCTTTCCTACAGCTCTTTCACTGTTAATGTTTTCTGCCTGACAAATGTTTCTGCTTTGGCAGGCACAACCTTTTCGGGTTGCGCTTTGGTGCGCCGCATTGGCCATTTGATTTGGTACTGCGACAGGCCGATGTTTACTCGCGCCTCATCGTGATTACCCATCAGCTCTTTGATCGTAGCCTCGGCCTGATCTATGTCAGCCTCAGCTTGTTTCTTAGCTTCCTTGGCGGCGATGAGATCTTCAAACGCTGTGAGCGCATCCGGCTGGTCGTTTAGATCCAGCGGTTCTGCGTCAGGCTCTGCCTCTGGATAGGCGTGGTTGCCATCGTCAGACGATAGCACCGGGTACATATCGCCTGTCTTGCGGCGTTTCTCAAAGTTGAGGATGGCATCCTCGATGCGCTTTTGCATGACCGCATCAGCTTCATAAACAAAGATCCGCATCTCGATGCCTCGGTATAGGACAGCGATGGCACCCCATTTATAACCGCCACACATCATTTGCGCCTGTAGTTGCCACAGCCCACGGTGTGCGGCTGGCATCTCTTCGGGCATTGCGCTGGTGACCTTAGCCTCAAGGACGCCTATGGTGCTGATGTCTATTTCATTGCTAGTCATGCAATATATACCATTAGCGGTATCAGTCTTGATCGTGCCGTTGGCAACGCCCAGCCCATCAAGGCTGGCGGCCAGCGGCAGATCAGGGTGGAACTCCGGCTTGGTTATATGGGTTTCATGATTGCGTAAGCCTAGACGTTTGGCGGCTTCATTGAGAATAACATTCTCAAGGCGGTCACCCCACTCGGTAATCTCATTGCCGTGAAACGTAGGCTCAAACTTATTGTGATCACGCTGGATCATTTCAGATAGCAACTCATTCTGCGTTGCGTATGGTGACAACCCCAGCAACACTGGTATGCGTGATGCTGAAATCATATTATCAGGTGTTAGTTTACCGACCATTATACAGTCTCCCATTTGTTAGATTTGGTTAGGTTTTCTTCGGCAGTGATTATCTGCAAATTCCAAGGAACGTGCAAACCACATACATTCTTGCCTTGCAGTGGCACGATGTGATCAACGTGGTGATCAATACCTGTTTTCTTTTTAAGAAGATCCCTGATAAAATATATATTGTGAAAATCAGAAACTTTTAACCCGGGCAACATAGCTATTTTAACTCGCTCATTCCTAATTACTTGAGCCGCAGTTTTTTTAGATTGACCGCCATTGTTTAGCCACAACTTTCTTGTGGCCTTTATTTTATCAGAATTTTTATGCAAATATTTTTTCATATAATTCTTATACCAAGTTTGATTTTCCTCTCTATATTGTTTGGTATATTCATATAGAAGTTGCTTGTTTTTTGTTTTCCAATCCCTAGAAGATTTCAACCTTTTGTCATAATTATTATTATTATAGCGCTTTTCTATTATTTTCCGACATTCAACACATCCACTACTAATGCGCCGCTCCGCGATATGACCGTGCTTACAAGGTTTGCCAGTAAAGTATCTAGCAAGGCCTTGCTCTTTCGCCTGTTGGCGTGTGATGATTTCCATTACATTCCCCCAAAGTAAGCTATTGCACCCCACCAAGTGAGCTGTGGGTTACCAGTGATATTGAGCCAGCCCATCACAAAGACGGCGCCAGCAAGATAAGCTATGAATTTAGCCATTGGACAATCTCCCTTTTGTTAAAGAATATGTGACGTTTTAGCGTCACCTCACGCCACGGCAATGGCGAATTTTTTTTCCACCAACGATAAGCCTCAGCTTTGGTGGCGAAAAACATACTCGGTTCTTCGATTTGCCAGATAGTTGTTTGAGCATACATTATGCTAGCTCCCGGTTGACTAGGTTACGCACAGAGGTGCTGTGCCACACGCCACCCATTGCGGATGGAATACGAGCGTCATTCAGAGTGTCGGCGATCTTCGCAAACGACACGCCTGACTGACGTAATGTCTTGATGATGGGCATAGCCTCGACAGCAACGGCGGCTGTCTTGCCCCTGCGAGCTTCACCAGCGGCTTTACCGCCAGCTTGTGGGTTAGGACTGCCCAACTTGGTGCCACGGCGTTTAGCGGCGGCTAGGGCGTCCTTGGTGCGCTCACTGATGCGGCGTCCCTCGAACTCGGCAAAGACTGACATCATCTGCAACATTGTGCGGTCTGCCTCTGGCATATCGGCACAGGTAATTGGAACATTAGCTTCTAGTAAGTTGGCAATGAATGCCACGTTACGAGCTAGTCGGTCGAGCTTGGCTATTAATAGTGTGGCGCCTTCGCGCTTGGCGTGTGCCAATGCCTCAGCTAATTGTGGGCGGTGGTTGTTCTTACCGCTTTCCACTTCAACATATTCGGCGATGATGTTGTCAGCGAATGGCGCGACAGCTACACGCTGGGCATCTAAGCCAAGGCCGGATTGACCTTGGCGCTGAGTTGATACACGAAAATAGGTGATGTAAGTGGTCATTAGTTTACTCCCAATTAAAATGCGCTGATGCGTGTTAAGATCATATCTTTGTAGGCGATGCAGACATAGCTCTTGCCCTCTGCCATATAAAGGCAACCATCAGCACCGATCTTGAAGAGCGGGTGATTGGCGGCTTCAAACTTAGCGGCAGTCTTAGGCGTGATCTGTGTTGCGCGAAGATTGGTGGCGACCATAACGGTCAAGCCTTCTGCGATCTTGTCGGTGATAAATTGGAATGCTTTTTCTGCTTTAGTCATTGTTTTCTCCCTGTTACATTTTTAATATAAGACCAAAATACATAATGTTCAAGTAAAATATAGCCAAAAAACGAAAAAAAATGATGGGGTGCTTGCAACCCTATGTATTTCTATATAATTATTTTCAGACCAATCGGGAGATACAGATGGTCAATTCCAGAGCCAAAGGCAGTCGCAACGAATTAAAGGTGGCGGCAGATCTATACGAAGCACTTGGCATTAAGTTTGAAAGAATACTAGATCAGACTAGGCAGGCTGGGCTGGGTGATCTGCGCCCTGTCAGCGGTTCGTTTCCCTTCACATTAGAACTAAAACACTACAAGGAAGGCGTCCAAGCTCGCCCGGAATGGTGGGATCAGGCCATCATTGCGGCGCAGTTGGCAGGCAATTATCCGGCGCTTCTATACCGCTACAATCGACAGCCAGTACGTTGCCGGATACCGTTGCAGGCGGTCATTGATATGCCAGAGTTTAATGCCTACTCTGGAAGCGCTAATCCCTACGATTGGCGCTATGCGTGTGAGGTGGACTTCGACACTTTTTGTATGATCTGCCGGGAGCTAATGTGATGCTTTATGAAACCGAAGAAAACAAGAACGCCGAAGACAAGTTGAGGACAGCCTTGGGCGATGCGTATGGCTACAATATGGTGGCGTTGCCCATCAAGTATAGCCTCGATTGCATTGCCTATAAAGGTAAAGAAGCCAAGGCGTTCTTTGAATTTAAGTGTAGGACGGTGGCAAGCACTGAGTACGACACCGCCCTAGTCAATCTGCACAAGGTCATTGCCGCCGCCAACATAACCAAGGCGACAGGGCTAAAGTGTTGGCTGGTGGTGCAGTGGACAGATATGGTCGGCTTCATAGATTTTGAAGCTGACAAACAGATCGGGATGAGCAAACGGCGTGACCGCAATGAGGCGGCTGACTTGTTTGCTTACTACCCGGTGAGTGGGTTTAGTAAGCTAAACCTTTATTGAAACTAGCGTTACAGTAGGAGTTATAGTTATGGCGTTAGGATTACAAACAGAAACCACCAGTGGTGGCGACATCGTTCCAATCGTTAAATGGGACGCAAAGGCTGGGGATATGATCGTTCAAGATCGTGTTCAGTCAGCATCTGGCGAATGGCAGAAAGAGGAAAGGGAGATGCCCCTGCCTACAAAATTCGCTATGGATATGGCTGGAATGGAAGTTGGGTGGCTATCATTTGCTTCCGGCGCACCAGACTTTCGTATGGTGAAGC